ATCCGCGACCACGAATCAATATACGGAGGCGGTGAATCTCATGCCAACTAGATATAACACAGGCGAGTATAGCTACGATCTTGAATATCACTATGGAGATATGTCAGCAAGCATGGAGATGCTTAGAGCACGTTTAATTGAATTGTTGACTCCTCATCTGTCTGGCCGTTATGTGAAATGGAGAGAAGCATATTTCACATGGTTTACAAAGTGCGGCGGGGATTCGGGGTGGATGTTTTGTGTAGGTCCACACGAATTTCATATTGATGGGGCGTTAAGGCGCTATTACTCAGGTTCTATTGATATTACCTACAACCAGAAAGATCGATATTTCTTGGTGGGTGAGAAAAAGAAAGTCAAATGTAAGGCTTGTAAGGGGTTTGGCTTCATTCGAGATGATGGGTGGGGGCATATAGATAAATGTGAAATGTGTGATGCAGAAAAAGGAGCCAGCCATGAGTGAGTTTGAGGGTAAATCTGGAAAGTGGGCTTGGGAGATTCAAAAAGAACAACAAGCGAAAGTGGAGGAGCTGCAAAAGCGTTTAGATGGGGCATTAAAAGAGACTCAATATGCTTTGCAGTATGTTGAAGAAGACATGCGCGGCAATCATGAATTTCTACAAATGGCAATGATTCGAACCCTTAAAGCTATAGAGCAAGTGCTCAAAGGTGGTGCTTGATGTCATCAGTCAGCATTGCTGAATACCGCAAGTTATTTCCCATAAAGAAAAATAAAAAGCGCCGTTCAGCAAAGCAAGTTGCCAGACAACCAAGTGTGGGTGAAGTGGTTCTGGCAACGCATTTAAGAGCATGCAAGATTGGATTTGAACAGGAATATAAGTTCCATCCTGAACGCAAATGGAGAGCAGATTTTTTAATAAAGGGTTCAAAGATTTTGATTGAGGTAGAAGGCGGGATCTGGAGCGGAGGCCGTCACACAAGAGGTAAGGGCTATTTAGGGGATATGGAGAAATACAACTCCGCAGCAATGATGGGTTTTACAGTTTTACGGTTCAGCACAGAGCAAGTGAAAGCAGGCGTGGCGATTAAACAAATTGAGCAATTGGTGGGATGAAAATGAATATGCCAGTACAACAACACATTTTACAAGCGGTCGATTGGTCTAGATTTAGTTTTGAAGAGTGGTGTCGCCAGCTTGGAGCTTGGCTAAACGGCGATACCGAAACAATGGTCAAAATTGTTAAGACGATGCCAACAAAACGCATCACTCAAAAACAAAGAGAAAAATTAATAGCTATGTATATGAGCGATGAAAATCTAAAAGATCGTTTATGCATTCGCCGTAAGGGTACTTGCTGTGAGTTAAATGACAATGAGGCACGTGCAATCCATAGATTGATTATTGATATTAAATTAATTGAAGACCATATTTTACAAGAATGGATCTCAGCAATTTGGTCACATCATGTTATGGGCAATTCATTACGTGATATTGCTCAAAGTAATGACACTTCAGTTAATCAAATCAGACAGGATTTAAAATGTGGTATGGCTTATATCAAAAGTCGAAATCCGCATTTCAGATTTGAAACTTTTGAAAAAACCGCTTGAGTGTGCGCACGGGGTATGGCATATTTGTGATACAGTGTTGGAAGTGTAAGTAAATCACTGGTATTAAAGCTCATCAAATGATGGGCTTTTATTTTATCAGAATGAATAAACTATCTTTAAATGAAAATATCGAAAAATTTATTGCAACGATATTTAAATCGTTGATAATAAAATTTTCTTTGCTAAAAAAACTGCATGAGAATCATATTTTCTTTAATTACGTTTGTCTTATTTTCATTTATTTCCTTTATCCTTTTAAGGAATAAATATATTGAGCCAAACCACTTCGTCATTTTGATAATATTTTCTGCAATTGTATCCGCAATAATTGCATATTTTGATGAGGTTCAAGAGCTATCTATTGGAGGCAATATCGTTAAACTAAAAGAAGCAAAAAAGGAGTTACAAGTAACAATAGATCAATTAAAGTCAATTAAAGTTTCAACATATCGGATGTTACTTTTGAAAAGTTTACATTTTTCAGGTGTTTTTGGAAGCAGCCATTTAGTGGATAGTAGAGCAGAATATTTTTTTTCACTCATCAATGAAATTAAACAATCGGATTGTTTCAATGATCTTAAGTCTGAAATAAAAGTTCAATTAACAAGGTTGTTAATTGATCAATTAAATAAATTTTATCCTTTATTTTATGGCAAACAATTCAATGATAGCGATGAATTCCCTAAATCTACGGTTTTTTATATCGAGTTGAAAGATGAGATTATTGATAAAGTTCATCAAAAACGGACACCTGTTATACCATTTGATCAAAAAAAGCAGGAAATTGTTACAGCTATAGATAACTATGCAGCTTTGTATATTTTATTTAAAGAAGTTGAACAGTAGGGTGATATTGATTTTTTATTGCTTAATAAGATGAATTTAAACGATATTATTTTAATTAATAATCTCCAATGAAAGGATTTTTAAACTTTTACCTTTACGATTCTATAGAAAAGTTGCCGAGCATAGTATGGCACAAGAAGCTCTGCTAAATATCGATTATTGGCGGGGCTTTTTATTTAATAAATAATCATAAAATTTTTATTACTTTAATTTTATTGATAAAATATAAATTAAACCTCAAAAGCTATATGCAGAAAAAATATGAAAAAAGGAATTTGTAAACTATGCGACCTAGAAAAAGAATTGAAGCGCTCTCATGTTATTGGGAGAGCAGTTTTTAAAAAGGCTTTAAATGGTGCAAATTACGCTTTAAGACTTGATAAACAGCATAAAAAAGTGATTAAAGATCAAGATCAGTGGGCCACATATATGCTATGTGGAGATTGCGAGCATGATTTAAATACAAAATATGAAGGCTATTCTCTAGATATTTTAAGAAATAAAAAGAAATCTGTAAAACATAAAAAAAGAGATAATCACTATGAAATTCAGGGTGTTAATCAAAAAAAACTAATTTTATATTTAATTTCTATTATATGGAGAGGAATTGAATCTAGTCATGAAGTTTTTAATAAATTGAAATTTTTTGATGAATCGCCAGTTGCAAAAAATTTTTTAAAAGAATGTATTAAGAATGATCGTGTAGTTCTAACAGAATGTTACGATGTCAGAATTTCAAAATTAGTAAGCACGATAACTTCTTTTAAGAATGAAGAGTTAGATTTTATAACTGATATTCATTGTAGTATTGATAATAATGAACGAATTCGTTTTTTAACTATTTTTGAGGGATACTGTTTTGAATTTTTTTACTATACGGATTCATCTCAGTCCGTTTCTAGTTTAGGAGTTCTTAAGAAAAATAAACGAATACTTAGAATGCCATATATTGATGTTTTTTCAATTCCTGAGTTTCGAAAAAGTCTGTTAGATATGCTTGAGGCGCAAAATAGTAACTAAACTATTAATAGTTTAGAGATTTAAAGAAAAATCACTTTTACTTAAGTTTTAAATTACCAAGTCCCGAATAGGGACTTTTTAATGGAACTAATTTATGAAAAACGAAGTTGGCTTTCATGTTCCTGTTCGTCCAATGCCTCCAGAATGGCTTTTTGAAATGGATACACCTAACTTTGTTCCAGCGCCAGAATTATGGGAATGGATAAGAAAGGTTTTTCTAGACCCTAAATCTAAATTATTTAACCCTGATCATATGCATTTACGGTCATTTCGATATCCAGATATTGCTGTGATGTGGGCTAGATCTGGCTTTAAAAAGCAAGGCCGTCAGGTCATTGGGACTACTGAAAAAGTCATGATCAATGCTGGTGGCTGGAAGAAAGAACGACAAGAAGAACAATACATCCAATGGTTCAATTATTTACCTGAATACTTAATTACTTTTGATGCTTCATATTCACGTATAGCAAGTGATGTGAACTTTTGTGCTTTGCTTGAACATGAGCTTTATCACATAGGTGTTGAACGTGATGAGGATGGTGATCCGTTAATCAGTGAAATGACTGGTTTGCCTAAACACTATTTAGCAGGCCATGATGTTGAAGAATTTGTTGGCGTAGTTAAAAGATGGGGAGCGGACGAAAGCGTGAAGCGACTAATTGAAGTGGCGAAGCAAGCGCCGTTTGTATCAGATGTGAATATTTCAAAGTGCTGCGGGACATGTTTAATAAGTTGAGCCTTCTGGCTCATTTTTTTTGCCATGTTTCCTTGACGTACCTTGACGGATAGAGAGAAATGGCGACATTAAACAAGAAGCAGAAACTCTTTATTGTACAATCGCTTGCTGTATTTAATACCCCCCAAGAAACAGTAAGTCTCGTCAAGGAAGAATTTGACATTGATGTTTCGAGACAGCAGGTAGAGTCTTATGACCCTACAAAGTTTGCAGGTAGAGACTTAAGTAAGGAGCTCAAAGAATTTTTTGAAAAAACTCGGGAAGAGTATTTGAGTCAGCCACTAAATAAAATTAGTGGAGCAAATGACATTGTTCAGTTGAAGATTTTAAGTGATTTACTTTGGGCTAAAAAAAACAATGTGACCATGACAATTAAGATCGTGGACCAAATACAAAAGATCATGAAAGGGTTTTATGACAAGAAGGGGGAACAAAATAATAAAGGTGGTAATCCTGAAGCGAACCAAACCAAAGCTGAAGTAGAACTTGAGATTAAAAAGCTTGAACTTCAGAAGTTACAGCGTGAAGTGAATCCCCCTGAGTATCGTCCACCTGAAGAGGATTACAAGCTTGTGCTGAATCCTGATGAGGAGATACCAAATGAGCCAATTCTTTAATCCTCCAGAAGGTTCAGTTCAATTAACTCCTAAGCAAGCCAATATTTATTTATGGGGCTGGCAAAAAGAAGCCCGGTTTCGTGATGCCGTTTGTGGCCGACGTTTCGGTAAAACATTCTTGGCCAAAGCGGAAATGCGAAGAGCCGCAAGACTAGCGGCTAAATGGAATGTTTCTGTTGAGGATGAGATCTGGTATGCCGCGCCTACATTTAAGCAAGCTAAACGGGTTTTCTGGAAGCGATTAAAACAGGCAATTCCGGCATCTTGGCGAGCTGGAAAGCCGAATGAAACTGAATGTTCAATTACCTTAAGAAGTGGGCATATCATCCGTGTTGTAGGTCTAGATAATTATGATGACCTTCGTGGATCTGGTTTATTTTTCTTAATTATTGATGAATGGGCTGACTGTAAATGGGCTGCATGGGAAGAAGTACTTCGCCCGATGCTTTCTACTTGTAAGTATATGGTGAATGGCGAGCAGCGAGTCGGTGGCCATGTTTTACGTATTGGCACACCTAAAGGCTTTAACCATTGTTATGACACATTCATGGATGGTCAGCCCGGTCATGAACCAGATTGTAAAAGCTTTTCCTATACATCCCTTCAGGGTGGAAATATTCCTGAGTCTGAAATCATTGTTGCTAAGCGCAAAATGGATCCTAAGACTTTTAGTCAGGAATATGAAGCAAGCTTTGAGAGCTATCAGGGCGTTATCTACTACTGTTTTAACCGGTTGCTGAACGCATCAACTGAAACAGTTAAGCCAAATGATGTGCTTCATATTGGGATGGACTTTAACGTTACCAAGATGGCTGCTGTTGTGTATATACGCCGTGGTGAACATATGCATGCGGTCGATGAGTTCGTAAATCTGTTCGATACTCCGGCAATGATTGAGGCTATCCAAGAACGATATCCTGACCATGAGGTTGCAGTTTATCCCGATGCTTCTGGTGAGAACCGGAAGTCGAGCAATGCTAGTGAAACGGATCTGGCGTTACTTAGAAAGGCTGGTTTTAAAGTCCATGTGAACAGTAGAAACCCAGCAGTTAAAGATCGTATTAACTCTATGAACGGTATGCTCTGCAATACATTGTCTGAGCGCAGATTGTTTGTGAATGTTGATAAATGTCCTCACTTTGCTAAATGCTTAGAGCGACAAATCTATGATGATTATGGGCAACCGGATAAAACTGCCGGGTTTGACCATATGAATGATGCTGGTACATATCCAATCGCTTATTTATTCCCGATCGACAAAAAATCCGTTGGAGTTCGTAGGATTCGAGGGATGTCTTAAACAACGCACCTTTTTAGGTGCTTTTTTATTGGTGTTTTTATGGCAGTTACTGATAAACATCCGCAGTATATTGCTGCACAAAAAA